TCACGACGCCCTCTTCAGCTCGCGCAGCGCGTTCTCGAGATCGCCGAACGAGGGACGGACATGATCGGGCGCCGATTGCCGGCCTACCTCGACACACAGATTGGTCGCATGCTGATGCAGGCCCGCCACCAGGACGGATTTGATCACGTCGTAAAAGGCCTGGTCCTGCTTGGTCACGGCCCCCAGCCGCTGGGCGAATGGGGCGACGATCGCATAGGCCAGGAACACGCCCAGGAACGTGCCGACAAGCGCGCCGCCGATCATCTTGCCCAGCACCTCGGGCGGCTGGTCGATCGAGCTCATGGTCTTGATCACGCCCAGGACGGCCGCGACGATTCCCAGCGCGGGCAGCGCATCGGCCATGTTCTGCAATGCATGCGGGGCGTGCATGGTTTCTTCGTTCATCAGGCCGATACGCTGTGAAAGCATCTCTTCGACCTGATAGGAACTGTGACAGTCTCGAAAGTTTCCTTGAAAATCAAGGCAGCGAAAGGGACACATCGGGCAAAATCAGCCCCTTGCAGGTCAATAGCTTAGAAGAGCGTTCGGGACACTCGACGCTCCGGCCGGTGCATGACTACGCGGTGATCTTCCTCGACCGGATCGAGGAAAACGCCCGCCGCCAAGCTGCGGCCCGTCACCTGATCAATGCCGCGCTGAACTGCGGCGCCGACGCGGTGCGCTTCCTCGAAATCATCCACGCCCATCTGTCGCCCGGCCATCCGATCCCGAACCCCTACCGGCTGATGCCCGAGGCGCGGGAATGGGCCAGCTGGGCCAGCACGGCCGAGCGCAAGGCCTATGCGCTGGCCTGCTATGAGGCACTGCCCCCGGCCGATCAGGTGGCCTTCCTGTCGTATGTCAGCGGGGAGGAGGCGGCATGAACGTCGAACGCATCCCCATGACCGGCCAGGACGCATGGTTGACCCTGACGGACACCAAACGGTGGGCGCGGGTCGATCATGAGGAAGAGGATCCCGATTTCGCCCGCATGATCGATGCGGTGGCGCGCGAGGCCGAGGATTACGCCCAGATCGCGCTGCTGGATCAGACTATCCGCATCCTGCTGCCGGGCTGGCCTCGGGGCCATGTGCGCCTGCCCATCGTGCCGATCCTCGACCGCGACAGCATCAACGTCACCATCAATACCCAGCCTTGGGCGGATTTGCTGATGGGCGGCGGGTCGCGGCCGCTGCTGATGATCTGCGGCAACCCGCCGCCCGGCGTGGTGGAGATCGAGTATCGGGCCGGGTTCGGCGCGCTGCCCGAGAATATCCCTGCCGATATTCGCCAGGCGATGACGGATCAGGTCGCGGTCTATTACGATGTGCGCGGCAATGCCAATGTGAAGGAAGTAACCCTTTCAGCGCATTTTGCCCGTATCCTCGGCCGCTATCGCGGGGTGCAGCTATGAGGGCCGAGGAAGCCTATACAGGCCACCCCGATGTTGACCGCCTGCTGTTTAGCTGGGGCCGCGTCATCGCCAATGCCAGGGGCTGGGAACGGGGCTTTGCCTTGTCCATCCAGCGCGACCGCAAGCGGCCGGGCTGGCGCCCCTCTCACAAGCAATTCGCCGTCATGGAGCGGCTGGTCGCGGCCACGCAACAGGATCGCGGTCCGGTCGGTGCATGTGACGATCTGCCGGACGATGTGATGCTGATCGACCGCGACGACTGACAGACATGACCCCGCGCATGACGGCACGCGGGGGCCGACCAGAGGACGGTTAGCATACGGTGGCTCTGGATCGGCTGCGCCCACCACGGGGCGGGAACATAGGCAAGGGCAGTCCGAAAGGTTGAGGCCCGTTCCCCAGGACAGTGACCACGTCCTGCAAGCAGCAACCGACGATCCGGCGCAGGTCACGCGCACGGCTCGGCCCAAAGCGACGGCCCGGCTCCGGCCAGCAAGATCGCCCAGGGCATAGGGACTAGCTCGGGCCATGTGCCGGGGCTGGTCGTCCTATGCCCTTAGCTCAAGCCCTCACCATCCAGCAGGGGGCAACGGTGAAGTCAGAGAGGAATGAGAGATGGCACGAACGACGAATCACAGAAAGCGGTTGACCAAGATCGCGCGCCGCAAGGGCGTGGCCGTCGATCATGTCGCGAACTGGGCAGCGCTGGCTGATCGCCTCGCACAGCATCACGGCATCCCGACGCCGAGGGCCGAGGCCAAGCGGTTCTGCTATCAGGTCATGGAGTGCCGGGGCTGGATCGCCCGCCGCCCTGTCGAGGTGTCGGCATGATCCCGGATCGCGACCTGTTCGGGCATGGTCCCAATGCCCAGACTTCGGTTTTGCCGGGGGACCGGCGCCAGAGTGTTCCTCTCTCACTTCTGGAAAAAATCCGGGGAAAATCGCCGTCGATGCGGGCGATCCAGTTTTTGGGCCTGTTGCGCGTTCCCGAGGGCAAAAAGGCCGGAAAACCGCTCAAACTGGCGAATTTCCAGAAAAAATTCGTGAAAGGTGCGTTCGGCAAAGGCGTGACGGTCGGCGTCCTGTCCATCGGGCGGGGCAATGCCAAGACGGCGCTTTCGGCGGGCCTCGCGTTGGCCGAGCTGGTCGGGGCGCTCCAGGAAGATCCGCAGCCGAACCGCGAGATCATCTTCGCGGCCCGCAACCGCGACCAGGCGCGCATCGCCTTCAATTTCGTGCTGGGCTACATCAACGGCCTGCCGGAGTCCGATCAGGCGCAGTTCACCATTCGGCGCGGCTCCAAGCTGGAAATCGAATTCGGCGGCAATGGCGGCGGGCTGGCGCGCTGCATCGCCGCTGACGGCAAGTCCATTCTCGGCGGTGCCCCGACGCTGGCCATCATGGATGAGCGCGCCGCCTGGGAACGCGAGAAGGGCGACAATCTCGAAAACGCCATTCTCTCGGGTCTCGGCAAGCGCGACGGCCGGGCGCTGATCATCTCGACCTCGGCCCCCGACGACACCAACACCTTCAGCCGCTGGCTGGATGAACCGCCGCCCGGTTCTTACGTCCAGGAGCATCGCCCGCCCTTCGGCCTGCCGGCCGATGATCTGGAAAGCCTGCTGCTGGCGAACCCCGGCGCGGCCGAGGGCATCGGCTCGACCCCGGAATGGCTGCTGTCGGCGGCAAAGACCGCCATCGCGCGCGGCGGCGCGGCCCTGTCCAGCTTCCGCAACCTGAACCGCAACGAGCGCGTGTCGATCGAGAATCGGTCGGTGCTGGTCACGGTGGACGAATGGCTTTCGGCCGAGGTCGCGCCCGAGGATCTGCCGCCCCGCGAAGGCCCTTGCATTCTCGGCGTGGACCTGGGCGGTTCGCGCTCCATGTCGGCGGCGGCGTTCTACTGGCCGGAAACCGGGCGGCTGGAAGCCCTCGGCACCTTCCCGGCCTTCCCGTCGCTGGCGGATCGCGGCGCGGCCGATGCCGTCGCCCATCGCTATGTCGAAATGCACGAGCGTGGCGAATTGTCGGTCATGGGCGAGAACACGGTTCCGCCCGGCCCGTGGCTGGCCGAGATCGTGCGCCAGCTGGACGGTATCCAGCCCGCCTGCATCGTCGGCGACCGTTTCCGCCATGCCGAGTTTGCCGAGGCGATGAACGGCGCAGGCCTCGCCCGCGTCCCTTTCATCTGGCGCGGCTTCGGCTGGAAGGACGGGGCCGAGGATATCGAGCGGTTCCGCCGCGCGCTGTTCGACGGCGACGTGAAGGTCGTGCCGTCGCTGCTGCTGCGCTTCGCCTTCGCGGATGCCGTGACCCTGATCGACCCGGCCGGCAACGCCAAGTTGGCGAAGGGCCGCGCCCTCGGCCGCATCGACGCGGCGGCGGCGGCGGTGCTGGCGGTTGCCCAGGGCGCGCGGATGCAGGCCGCACCGACCCGGAAAGCGAGGGCGGCATGGGCATGAAGCGCGACCAATGGCGGCGCCATTCCCGGCCCGTCCTGAAAACCAAGCGCTGGCAGGTGCTGCGCCAGATCGTGCTGGAGCGCGACGGCTGGGCGTGTGTGGACTGCGGCACGAAGCGCGGCCGGCTGGAAATCGACCATGTGAAGCCGGTGAGGACGCATCCGCATCTGGCCTTCGACCCCGGCAACTGCGCCACCCGGTGCAGCTCCTGCCACACCAGGAAAACCCGGATCGAATGCGGCCACCCCGCACCGATCCGGTCGCCCGAGCGCGATGCCTGGGCGCAAGCCGTTGCCGATCTGGCGACGAACCCAAACCCGGCAACATGAGGTATCACATGCTGGATAGTGTCAAAATCGCCCGTCGCCAGTCGGAAATCCGGCAGGCGCTTGCGGGTCTGGTCGGCAAGGAAAGCCCGACCGAGGACGAAACCCGCTCCATGGAGACCATGGACGCGGAATATCGCGCCAACGAAACCCGGTATCGCGCTGCGCTGATCGCGGAAGATACCGAACGCCGCGAGGCCGGGGCCGATCTGGAAACCCGTTCCGACCGCGAATATGCCGAACTGGTCGGTCGCTTCGAGCTGCGCCAGGTGGCGCTGGCCATCGATGAAGGCCGGGCGCTGTCGGGCGCGACCAAGGAAGTCGTGGACGAACTGCGCAGCAAGGGCGGCTATCAGGGCGTCCCGGTCCCGCTGGCGGCTCTGGAAACCCGCGCGGGCGAAACCGTCGCGGCCGACCAGATCAATCCCAAGACCATTCGCCCGGTAATCGACCGGCTGTTCCCGGCCTCGGTGGCATCGCGCCTCGGCGTCCAGTCCATCAACATCACCTCGGGCGAGCTGGAATTCCCGGTTGCGACCGCCGGCGCTGTGTTCGGCTGGCAGACCACCGAGCTGGGCAATGTCGGCGCGGCCTCGGAATACCAGACCTCGGAACGCAGCCTGAACCCCGACCAGACCGGCGGGGCGCAGATGATCATCAGCCGCAAGGCGCTGAAACAGGCGGGCGAGGGGCTGGAATCGGCCATCCGCCGCGACCTGAACGCCGCCATCGGGGCCGAGCTTGACCGCGTGGTGGTGAACGGTTCCGGCGCGGCCGGCCAGCCTCTGGGCATGATCCCCGGCGCGGCGACCTATGGCATCGCCTCGACCGCCGTTGGCGCGGCTGCGACCTGGGCGGCGTTCCGGGCGCAGGTGGTGGTCTTCATGCAGGCCAACGCGATCACCTCGGCTGCCCAAGTCAATCTGGGTTTCGGCCCGGCGATCTGGGCCGAGCTGGATGATGCGCTGATCACCGGCACCGCCGTTTCGGAATGGGACCGCCTGACCAAGCACATCGCCGGCCCGGCGATCAGCAATGTCATTCCCGATGAAACCGCGATCCTGACCGCGACCGTGCAGGGCATCGCGCCGGGCTATCTCGGCATCTATGGCGGCGTGGACCTGATCCGCGATCCCTACACCAAGGCGCAGTCGGGCCAACTGGTGCTGACGGCGCTGGTCACGGCCGATTTTACCGTGCCGCGTGGGATGCAGACCCGCATCCTGACCGGCATCGGGGAACCCTGATGCTGTGGGGGGCGTCACTGGGGGCGCTGGAACTGCGCAGCGAGGGCGGGGCAACCCGCCTTCGGGCGACGTTCCCTTATGGCGCGGAAACCGAACTGGCAGCCGGGCGGTATGAGGTTATCGCCGCCCGCGCCTTCGCAGACCGGATCGAGCGGGGCGAGGATATCCACCTGCTGGCCGGCCATGATTTCAACCGGCCGCTGGCATCGCGCGCGGCCGGCACCTTGCAGCTGCGCGATACCGATACCGCCTTGCAGATCGAGGCCACGATTGACGGCCAGACCAGCTGGGCGCGGGACTTCCTTGCCGCTCATGCCTCGGGCCTGATCCGTGGCCTGTCGCCCGGTTTCCGCGTTCCCCGCGGCGGCGAGCGCATCGAGCGCCGCGCGGCCGGGACGCTGCGCACCATCACGGCGGCCGACCTGTTCGAGGTCTCGGCCGTCACCCGGCCGGCCTATTCGCAAGCCCAGATCGAGGCGCGGGAATGGCAGCCCGTGGGCGAGGTCGCGGAACGCATCGTCGCGCATCACCTGAACCGATGGAGGCTCTGACATGGGGCTGATGGATATCTTCCGTCGCAAGCCGGTCGAAACCCGCGCCGTGCAGCCGGGCTATACCGCCGCGCTGATGGCGGCGCGCGAGGCGTGGATTGCCGGCGGCTCCGGCCTGGCCGAACTGACCTCGGCCGTTCAGGCCTCGGTGAGCCTATGGGAAAGTGGGCTGGCGCTGGCAGACGTGACCGGCACCGACCTGCTGGACCGGCGTAGCATGGCGATCTGCGCCCGCGCACTGGCCTTGCGCGGCGAATGCGTGTTCCTGATCCGCGACCGGCTGATCCCGGCCACCGATTGGGACTTGTCGACCCGCTACGGCCAGCCGCGCGCCTATCGCCTCGGCCTGCCCGAGATCGGCGGCGGGCGGTCGGAAACCGTGCTGGCCCCCGAGGTGCTGCACTTCCGCATCGGCTGCGATGCAGTCACCCCATGGGCCGGATCGGCACCGCTGGCCCGCGCCAAGCTCTCGGCCTCGCTGCTGGACGAAATCACCATGGCGTTGCGCGACGTGTTCCGCGATGCGCCCATCGGCAGCCAGATCATCCCGGTTCCCGAGGGCTCGGCCGAGGACATGGATACCATGCGCCGCAGCTTCCGGGGCAACCGGGGCGCGTCCCTTGTCATCGAGGGCACGGCCCAGGCGACCGCCGCCGGCATGAACCCGAACATCGGCCAGTCGCCCGACCAGCTTTCGCCCCAGCTCGACAAGACGCTGGCCGACAAGCTTCTGACCGAGGCCAAGGGCGAAATCTACAACGTGTTCGGCATCCTGCCAGGCCTGACCAACCCGTCGACCACCGGACCCATGGTGCGCGAGGCGCAGCGGCATCTGGCGCAGCTGGTGCTGCAACCCATCGTCAACCTGATGGCCGAGGAGGCGACCGAGAAGCTGGGCGCGCCCGTCGCCATCGACGTGGTGCGGCCGATGCAGGCCTATGACCACGGCGGCAAGGCGCGCGCCGTCGCGACCATGTTGCAGGCCATGGCGCAGGCGAAAGAGGCGGACCTGGACCCGGCCACCATCAAGGATGCGCTGCAATTCATCGATTGGGCAGACTGATGTTGGTCATGTCCCCCGAGATGAAAAGGCGGCTGCGCCGGGAAAGGAACCGCGAACGCGATGCCCTGCGCGGCCGCGTCGGCGCCGGCCGGTTTCACGCCATGGTCAAGGATCTTGCCGCGCTGGTGCGCCTGGCTTTCGAGGCCGGCGAGACGGCATCGATCTTCGGCCTTGAGGGGCCGCTGCGGGCAGGGCTGCGCGCCGATTTCTGCCTGCAGGGCTGGGGCTGGACCTCGGCCGACCTGATGGCGCGCGACCTGATGGCCGAGGTGTTCAACAGCGTGGGGGCCGAGCGGCCCGATTGGTATGAAGGACAGCCGGAATGGACTATCGAAGCGGGAACCCTGATCGAGCGGACGCGATGCGTTCGCTGCCACAAGCCCTTGCCCGAGGGGCACTACAAGTTTTGCAGCCGGCTATGCAACACCAGCCATGCGAGCCTGATGCACTGCAAGCGTCAGGCGACCGAGGATCACGCGGTATGGCTGGCGATCTGGAAGGACTGACTTGCGCCTGGTGCGGCAAGGCGCTGGCGAACTGCACCATTCGCCGCGAGTTCTGCGGAGCCAAGTGTCGCCAGGCGTTCTACACGGCGCGAGCGCGGGCCGAACGGATCACGGCGCGGCAGGGGCGAAAATGTCTGTGGTGCGAGGGCCAGATCCCTGCCGAGGCACGTGACGGCGTGATCTTTTGCAGCAAGATCTGCCGGAGCAAAGCCCAGGCCGACATGGCAAAGGAGCGCCGGACGTGCCAGAACTGCGGCAAGAGCTTCCGGGGACATGGCGAGCGGTTCTGTTCCCATCCCTGCTATGCGGCCAGCCGGCGCAAGCGGCACCCCAAGACCTGCCCGGTCTGTCAGGTGGTGTTCAAGCCGCACCGGGTCGAGCAGGTCTGTTGCAGCTGGGCTTGTGCTTCTCCCGGCAAGCGGCGTCTGTCGGATATCTCATGCGGCCATTGCGGCAAGGTGTTTCGTCCGAGACGGTCGGCGACCCGCTTCTGCTGCGGATCCTGCGCCCGGCGCGCTCGCAACGGTGCCGATCATGGCTGACAGCATAATCGCGGCCCGCGACCGGATCGAGATCGTCGGCGCGACGGATCGCGGGTTGCGCGCGCGGCAGAACCGGCTTGCGGCGCTCGGGGTGCCGATGATCTGCCCACCGCGGTTCCTCGTGATGCTGATCGAGGATGACGGCGGGCAAGCGGTGCTGTGGGATGGCACGAGCTATGAGCAAGCCATCATCGAGGCGGAACGGTGCTCGGCTAACTGGGCGGTGCCGGTGATGGATCGGGTTGTATAGAATCAGGCGTGCCACTGTTCAGGTCAATACCGCCAAGTCTGCTTGAACTCTTGTGCCCACCACCACTCCACTGTGTCAGACACGCTGCCTGTTGTGCGAAAGTCGAGATAAGAGGGGTGGTTCTCGCGCACCCATCGCAGGAAGTCTCCGAACGAGGGGTTGCCGGTTCCGTCCATGGCGCCTCTGTTCTGTTCGGCGAATTCCCAGCAAAGGTGACGAATCCCGGCTTCGGCGTCCGCTTTCTTCACAATTCTTTCCTCGCTTATGTCGATGCCAACATGTCAGGGCCATGAGATCGCAGCATGAGCAAGCTACTTGTTTGGAGGTTTCCACCCTTTGTTGATCAACATGCCGACGAACTGTTCCAGGAGTTGGTTGGCCAGATCGTCCACATCTTCATGGCTGCTTCCGCTTTTACCCGTCCGCGCAAAACTGTCAGCCAGAAAGCTCTGCTCAAGCCGCCAGACAATTTCCGCATTCATGCTGCGGCTGTTCTCTTCGGCTGCAGCCTTGATCCGATCCCGCATCCCGTCTGGGAGGCGGAGCATGTAACGGTCAACCCATGTGCGATTCTGATCTTCTACCATGGTGCCCTTAGGGCATAAATATCGTGTTGACGCAACTACTGCCCTTAGGGCATAGTCATTTATGTCCTAAGGGCAGCGTGTGAGGGTGTAATGAAGCAAAACAGGGCATTTCAAGATAAGTTTATGCTCCGCTTTCCCGATGGGGTGCGGGATCGGATCAAGGCAATGGCGGCCGAGAACGAGCGTTCAATGAACGCAGAGATTATCTTCCATCTGCGCAAGGCCATCGCCGAAAACGAACAAGACCGCCAGGGCGGCCACCCTGACGGTCTCATACAATCCTAATCGGTGAAAAAGGATCTCGACCATGAAAATGGCGCAAACCCAAATGGAAATCAATCCCCCTTGCGGGCTGACTGATGAACAGAGTTGCGAGGCCACCTATCGGGCGGCAAGTGAAGTGCGCGCGCTGGCGCAGGCCCTGCAAACGGTGATCGAGGCGAATGACCTCAACAGCAACAAGCATCCCGCGTGGATGCTGTCCGATATGCTGGTCGAGGCAACGCTCGACTTGGAGCGGAGGGTCGGCCTATGAACTCCTCGCTCAAAGCCTATCTTGCCGACCAGCAATCCCTTGCGTTGTCGTTGCAATACTGCGCGACAGCTGTTGAGAACCTGCTTGACGCTGGCCTTGGCGAAAGCTTGGCCGCATCCGAGGCCGCGGCTCAAGTCATCAAAATGGCGCGTGACCTACAAATTGCTTTGGATAGTGACAGTCTAGCCAAGGTGTCGCGCCAGCCGAGCTTGGTGCGGGGCGAGGTTTAACGATGTCCCGTCCTTCGGCCCCTTCCATGCCAACCGAGCGCCAGATACAGGAGGCGCATAAGGTCGTTGCTTCGCTCCATCCCGGCGCTCGGATCGCGCGGGTAGGGCCGGAGGGCGTCACCTTCGAGTATCCCGAGGCCCGCAAGCATGCCAGCAACTGGGACAACAAGCCGTTCTCTGCGGAGGGCGTATGAAGACCGTTCCCTATCTCCGCTCGAAACTGCGCCGGGGGCGCTGGTTCCACACCTATCGCCGGGGTGACAAGGAAATCTCGCTTGGGGTGCATGGCCTGCACCCCACCGACCCCCGAGTGTTCGCGGCCTACTGCGCCGAACATGCGCGGTGGGAGCATCGCCCGCCAGAGACCGCCACGCCCAAGAGCGGAACGTTCGCTTGGGCGGTTGACCTTTACACGTCCGGCAACTGGAAGTGGCTGAACGAATACAGTGAAGGCACCCGGAAAGCCCGGCAAGCCATCCTCAAGCGTTATGTGCGCGCCCAAGGCAATCGCCCGCTCTCTGCCATCACTCCGCGCGATATCGAGAACGCGCTTTACGCCAAGGGCGGGCATGGGGCTGTCAATGACTTCAAGGCGCTTAGGCCCGTGTTCGAGCATGTGAAGCGCCTCGGCTTCATCACCCGCAACCCGATGATCGGCATTGAGCTTGACCGGCCCATGTCGAACGAACTGCCAACTGCGGACGCGGACGATATCGCGGCGTTTATCAAGCGATGGGAGGTAGGGACGGTTGAACGGCTGATATTCGACCTCGGCCTATATACCGGCGCGGCGCGGGCCGACTTGGCCGTGATCGGCCGGCACAACATCAAGGGCAACGTGCTGATCTTCAACCGGGTGAAAACCGGCGTGCCCAGCTATGTGCCGATCACCCCGGAACTGCGGGCCGTCATCGCCCGGACGCCGGACATTTCGCCAACCTTCATCCTGTCGAAGTGGCGCAAGCCATACCAGCCGCAGAGCCTCGGGCAGCGTTTTGAGGAGGCAGCGGTGGCGGCGGGGATGAAAGCGAGGCTGCACGGCCTGCGGAAAGCCTTCTGCGTCTACTGGGCCGAGAATGGCAAAACCGTCCATCAGATTGCCGCGATGGCTGGGCATCTGACGCTGAAAGAAGTGGAGCGATACACCCGCGCCGCTGACCGTGAACAGATCGTCCGCCTGGTTATGGGGGAGGTGTGA